CGACTTGCCGAGCGTCAACGACTTGGACGTGAAGCCGCAGGGAGCGGAGTAGACGATAGGATTGGCCGTATTGCCGAGCAAAACCCGGAACTTGCCGAAGCGGGCAGTGATGGGAGGCGCCATGATGATCTCCTATGGCAGTGTAGGGCGGCAAGCCGCGGGGAATGTGGTTAGCGACCCGCGGCGACCTCTTTGGCCGCCTTGGTGGTTGCTCTTGTGACCCGGCCCTTCACGCGCTTCCGATTGGCGCGAAAGCTGACGTAGAAATACGGTTGGGCTGGTATGGCGGGGATGGTAGCGCCAGCGAATTTGCCGCCGGCCGTATGGGCTGAGGTGCCGAACTCAACCCACCTCGCGTAGAAGGCCTCGCTGTTGCCGGCGTAGATCGTGATGGTGAGGTCGCCGCCGGTGCTTTCGACCTTGCCTATGGTCATGGCTCCTTTCGGAGCCCGCCCGTAGGTCCAGCCGATGCTGTCCCGCAGCGCCCCGCTATCGGCCGGCACGAGAGACTTCGCCATGGTGACGATCTCGTTGGCGCCTTGCTCCATCGCCTCGCGGATGCGTTGCTTCACCTGACGCGGCAGCCGGTCGAGCTTCCTCTGCAGCTCCTTCAGGCGGAGCACCTTGGCGCTCACGCCTCTTCTGCCTCTTCCACCACGGCTACGACCTGAACGATGCCGTGTTGCTGCGTGGGATCCGGATCATCTATGATGCGCCAGAGCCGCACCTCGATTGTTGCAAGCGCGCTGTCGGTCATTGGCAGTTCTTGCTCGTGAAGCGCCCGCCTAACCTGACCAATGACGTCATCAACCGACCAGCGGTCAGGCTTGCGGGACCAGATGTCGATCTGCGCAGTGATCTCCTGGCCGATGACGCGGTCCGCGTCATCAGAGGATCCATAGAAGGGCCCGCGGCTGATATAGACCTCGTTCGCGCCCCACGGCTCATTGGGAGCCTTGTCGTAAATCCCATCGACCAGGGCCATCAGGGCAGCGTTCCCCTTCATGGCGGTGAAGATCGCCCGCCAGAGGTCGGTGCCTGCACTCATGGGCCCACTCCAGTCTGGGCTTCCAGGTAGACCCATGCCCGATCGGTGACGCTGTCTACGATCTTCACGGCATAGCTCTCGCCAGTGCGCACATCAGTCATTCGCCAGCTGCTGTCGATCGTCCGAGCTTGTGGGGAGGAGCGAACGTAAACGCCAATCCTGTTGCGGCCTTCCAGCCGCGCGGCCACTACTGCTTCGGAGCCGCCTCGAGAGCGAAACGCCGCCCAGAGCTTGAACTGCTCCTGGAACTTGCCCTTGGTGTTGCCGAGGCCGTCATCGGTGTTTACGCGCTTCGACAGCGAAATCCGATGGCTGAGCTCTTGGGCGGACGGAGGATTACTCAGCGCCATCGGCGGGTTTCTCTGCCAACGCCTTGGACGCGGGCTTGCGGCTCGTCTCCGGAACTTCTTCAGCCTTGCCGGCAGCGATCGCCTGCTCTGCGCACTCGTGCTTGACCGTCTCCTCCATTCCGGCCTTGTAGCCGATGGTGGTCTGCATCGTGGGCTTGTAGTCGAAATCGTGGGTGAACTTCACGCGCATGATGTGCTCCTTTTTCAAGCAATGGCGGGGTCGCGGAGGCGGTACAGCAGCGCCACCACGGGGTTCTTCGGGTCGCCGCTACCGAGACCGGGCAGCAGGCCGCCGGTGTTCGCCTCGTCGAGCAGGCTCTGCACCACCAGCATGACCGCAGCCGACACGCGACCGGGGACTGTCGTCTCGTCCCAGCCATGATTGGGCTTCTTCAGGTAGTCGACGACTGCGTCTTCGGCCTGGCTGATCTTCAGGTCGACATCAGGGATGCGCTCGTCGCCGTCGACGAGGTCGAGGCGTAGCGCGAGGTTGACTTGAGCACGCGTGACCAGGGCCATGTCACGCTCCCTTCGCTGGCACGCCCACGCGCACCGGCTGATGGGGTGCGGCGTCTTTCACCACGGCATCCTTGCCGTCGCGGCCACGCTTCACCGACAGGCGCCACTCGTCGCTGCTGTCCGGCTTCGCCTTCGTGTCCTTCTGGGCGATCCAGAGGCTTCCGCCCCAGGTCACGGCGTCGCCGGCCTTGTATCCGCTTCCCTCGCGATAGACGCCGCGGTCAATGACCACCGGCATGGCAATGGGAAATTCTTTGACGAGCTCACCCTTGGCGAATTTCAGGGTGATCGTCTTCTCGCCGTCATACGCCACATCGAGGTCATCGAACCCGAAGCCATCCAGACCCGGCGTCCCTTCGCCGTCCTTGCCGACGACGGGGCCCAGGTTCTTCGTGTCGCCATTCGTCAGCGTCACGACGAGCTCGCCAGCGCGATCGATCAATGCGCCGGCAAGGCCAACGCCATCTTTACCGTCGACACCGTCCTTGCCGTCTTTCGCTGCAGGAAGCCCACCGACGCGCTTCTCGACTTCGGAGGCAATGAGAGGCGCAACATCCTCAAGGGACACGCTCTTGCCGTCCTGTGGCGCTGGGATAGAGGCAACAGCAGACTTCACCGCCTCATCGATCATAGCCGGGATGTCAGGCAGATCTGCCAGTTGCGGGATTTCAGGAATGACGATCCCTTCTACGGCAGCCTTCAACGCTTCGACGTCTCCGGACAGATCGACGGGCGCCGGGATGGACGCGATCGCGTTCTTCACAGCTTCGTCAACCAAGCCGCCGATGTCTGGCAGCTCCGGAACCTGCGGGATTTCAGGAATGACGATCCCTGCCATGTCTGCTTTCAACGCTTCGAGATCTGCTGAAAGATCCACATGTGCAGGGATAGCTTCCACCCGCTTCTCCAATGCCGCAATCCGCGTCAGGATGGGGTCGATCTGTGCCTTGACCATGCCCGCAAGCTCTAACCCGAAGGCTTTTGCATCAATCATGCGGCTAGACCTTTCTGAAAGGCCAGCGCCGCTTCAGCAACAAAGGCTCGGGCTTCTGCCTGTTGGTGTTCTTCATTCGTCTCGGCGGGCGGCTCAACGGGGGGTGGCGCATCGATCGGCTGCGCATCACGGCGGGACAGCCATTCGAGGCTGTGGTCCTGCTCCTGGAGGTAAACGGTGTTCCCGCCTTCAACGGGCTTCAGGTCCAGCCGCTTGCGCTGCTCGTTCACCGTCAGCTTACCCTTCGATTTGTCCAGCACGTCCATCTGCGTGATCGAGTCCATGCGGAGCAGTCCGTCCAGATCAAACTCCGTCCCGATGTTTTCGCCCATGCCGAGGCCTTCATCCAGGCAAAGCTCGATGCTCTCAAACAGGACCTGAAGGCACTGAGAGTAGTACTCAATGTTCAAGGACTGGACGTTCGAGTAGGTCGGCATGGTCCCGACGCCGATTTTGTAGGGGGGAACGTGATAGGTCGAGCAGACGACCTCGGCGCTCCACTTGAGCTGCTCGATCAACTGCGTGTCGACGGCCTTTGCCTTCATGGCCTCATATTTCAGGCCATCGCCGAGGACAGCCACCTTGCCGGAGTTCTTGCCGGCGAAGTTCGTGTCCCAATAGGCCTTGAGTCGGTCGGCCGTCTCCTGCGCGATCGCCCCAGGAGCCGTGAGGACGCCCCCGGGCTGGGCACCGTTCTGGAAGAATAAAGTGCTGTCGTTCTGGATCGCAAGACCCTGCATGGCAGCAAGGCCGCCGGCGAAAATGGGCGAGAGACCCACAAGGGGGTGGAAGAAACAGTTGAACCGGTCGTGGATGATCTCGCGAGCCGGCACGATGATGCTGTCCTCTACGCCGCCGAGCGGATCCTTGCTCAACTGATAGAAAACGCTGCCATCCTCGGACACCAGAGGCGTCACCAGGGTGGGGTCGAGCACATAAAGCTTGACCACCACGCCGCGGCCATCGCGTTGCTTCAGGATGTAGGCGTTGCCCCGCTGAAGCTTCGACAGAACCCATGCCTCCATGAACTGGATACGGTTCTGGAAGCTGTTCGGCTTGCGGAGAACGGGCGAATAGGCAGGATTGCTAGTCTCGCTCCAGATCCCATCGCTATCCTTTGCCACGAGCTTGATGCGCAGCTTCGAGATGTCAGAGGCGATCAGGGTGCGGCAAGCGAAGTCGGCATGATTGGACAGGACGGAATCATAGCGGACCTCGACATTCTGCTGCCAGTTACCGGGCGCGGCCTCGAGGATAGACCACCATCCACCACGTCCACGCGTGACGGGCGACATGGCTTTTTCCGCCGCCGGGACGCGGTTGAATAGGCGGGGGAAGCGCATGGTCAGTCTTTCGCTTCTTCAGCGAGTTTCCCGGTCAGCGTCTCTACGTCCCAACCATGGAACGGGCGCTTGCCGAACTTGTCCTGGTATCTTGCGTGTAGGGAGGTGAGGTCATCCGAAGCTTCGGGTTTGCGACTACCACCCTTCCTGCCGTCCAGATCATGGTCAAGTGGGTCGGCGGCAACCACATCAGCACGCTCATAGCCGAGTTTACCGAGTACACGCGCAAACCGTGGGTCGCTAGCTGTCAGGGCGCGGGTCATGTAGCTGGACTTCTTCATTGCGTGCCTCCTTGATCAGGGGATCCAGCCCCACGAATGGGGCTGGTCTCTTCGAGTGAATGCTGCTCCTTACGGAGTGACAGGAGCCGGCTGGCCCCAGGTCGCGCCGGTGAGGATCGCCACAGCCGAGGGGCGGCGACGTGCCCAGTTGATGAACCGTTCGACGCGGAACGCCACCGAGTTCGTCTGGAACATCGACACAAGCGACGTTGCGCCGGTTGGCGTGTCGGAGTTGTGCGCCGGGTTGTCGGCCATCTCCAGCGACGCTTCGCGGGACATGTCCACCTGGATGCCGCCTTCGTCCGCGAGATAGATGTCGCTGGCGTTCGCAAGGACGACGGTGCCGGCGGGGATGTAGTCAGACACGATGACCGGGAGACCGGCGAAAGTGCCGCCAGTCATGGCTATGCCCGGGAACTCCGGCTGGCCGAGCGGATTGGTCATCATCGACAGAGCAAGCGCTGTCGTCGAGCCCATGATCCAGACGCCGCTGGTCGGGGCATTCTGGGCCGCAATGAATGTCGCCATGAGAGCGCGGATGTCCGTCCGGATGTCATCGGCATCACCACCAGACGACACAACCGCAGTCAGGCCGTTGGTGATGGAAGCTGGGGAGACGCCGGCAACCGCAGCCTTGGCCGGGTTGACGAAGTCGGTGTCGAGGCGAGCGGCGATCGCGGCAGCCAGGCTGTCGCGCAGGAGGCCTTCAGCGGCCGGCGAGGAGCGGCGCAGAAGTTCTTCCGTAACGACCGCAATGTTCGCCACCTTGAAGATGTCGAGGATATTGCGCTCGAAGCCGAAGCTGGTGAGCGGCTTCGCCTTCCCTTCCCCAACCCAGTAGCCCTCGCCACCTTCCGTCTGCCCGACAAGCGGGACATTGAACGGGACGTTGCGAAGGGCTGGCACACCGTTCTGGCCGAAACGGCCGACGATGGTGCGCGGACGGAGGTATTCAACGAAGTCCGCGATCACATCGGTGCCTTCACCGACGAGAGGCGATGCCCAGTTGCCGTCCTGAGTGGTGCCTGCCGGCACTGCGGCCTTCATGACGATCCCGTAAATGGACGAGTCCTCGCCATAGAGTTCCTTGGCGACGGTGCGAACGCTTTCGCCGTCGAGCTTCGCCAGAGCCTTGACCTTCGCGAGACGCGCGAACCCGATACCCTTTTCGAGCGCCGGAGCCTTGATCACGATGCCAGAGCGAACAGCAGAGCCGTCAGCTGCGGTCTTGATCTGGTTTGGGACAACAGGCTTGGCGTTGGTAGCCTGCATTTTCTCCATCGTGCGGAGCCGCTTCAGGTCGCCGTCGAGCGCATCGACTTCACCGGAGAGCGTGTCGAACTCTTCCTGCTCGGACTGGTCCGTCGAGCGCCCTTCGTCCATGGACTTCTGCATGACTTCCGACATGCGCGCCGACTTCGCCTGACGGGAGGCTTCCAGCGCCGCGATCTGTTCAGCAATGGTTTTCATAGCTGGGTTTTCCTTGATTGAGAGATTGACTGAATGCTTGGATTTTCCCGTGGCGCCGGGAGTGGCATCGGCAGGACGCTCGATTTTGCCTGTCGCGGCTGGAGCGTTCGTGTCGAAGGACTTGATGACCGCGAGACCTGCCGCGTCCATGTTTTTGATGCTGGTCATGATGGCTTCGGGCTGAGCCGGGATCGTGACGGCGGAGAGCTCGAAGACCTCAGACTTGATGAAACGGATGCCGCCCTCGTCGAGGAAGGCGTATTCGACGGCGCGAAAGCCGATCGACACGGCCCGCACGAGGCCGATCTTGATGGACTGCCAGGCTTCATCGATGCGATCCTTCAGCTTGCCATCTTCGGCAATGGTCGGGATCTCCGCCTCGAAGGTGATGCCGTCTTTGGTTGGCTTGTCGAACTTGACGGTGCCGATCGGCTGATGAGCGTCATGCTGCCAAAGGAAGGCCATCGGGTTAGTGAACTTCACCCCCAGCGGCTCCACGATATCCCCGACGCGATCAACCGCTGGGGTTGTCGCGATGCCGCGGATGATGCGCTTCTCTTCATCGACCGATTTGATCGTCAGAGACGAGTATGCGCGGCGCGTCACTGTCATGACGACCTCCAGTTCTGATAGGGATTTGGATGGATCAGCCGACGACCAGCATCTGGTATTGCGGCTTCAACTTGGGTTCGGGGTTGCGGCTCATGACCGTGACCGCGTTGAAAAGGGCCATCACCGGGTCGATCTTCGCGTCGCCCGCATTCTGCTTTGTGGCCCGGATCGCGGTCGCCGTGGGCTCGATTTTCAGGTTCCCGACACACCATTTCATCAGGGCAGATCCGGAATGCCGCAGCGTGCCGTTGGCGAGCTTCCGCTCTGCCGTCTTGATGGCATTCATCAGCTGGTAGCCCTGCGGCACGCCGATCAACAGGCCCTCTTCCTCGGTAATTCCGATCTCTGCCAGCGCCTCAACCATCTCGCCAAGTCCAGCCGGGTCGACAGCAACGCACGCCAGCAGGCCGGCGTCCTTGATCTGGGCAATGATGTCGACGATGGCAGATATGTCGTCCAGCTCATCATCGACGATCGTCAGCTCGCCGGCACTTTCGAACTCCCGAAGCTTCGTCGCGATCGACTGCCGGCGCTTCAACACGCCTTTGTGGCACCATCCCCGCGTCCAGCAGAGCCAGTCTCGCGATTTCTTGTGTCTGCCGACGAGGGCAAGGCCGAAAAGATCGTCCAGCCCGCCACCGTCCAGCCCGGGCACGATGACGTCACAGTGCGTCAGCAGATAGTCGAGCGTGATCTGCTCTTCGGCCCGCCCGTCCCACAAATCGGCGCCAGGCCACCGGTTGGACCGGAGGTTCATGCCGATCTCGACATTCAGATGTTTCGCGAGAAACGTGGCCAGGGTCGTGCGGTCGCCCGCAAGCTCCTTTGTCATTTCGTCTTGCAGCCACTCCTGGCTGACTGACCGACCGATGTTCGGGTTGGTGACGTAGAAGTTTGCTGCTTCCTCGTATGCCTTCGACTTGATCATCGCCGGCGGGAACTCATAGATGACCGGAAGGAACTTTCGGTTCTCGATCACGCCGTCGCGCACGTTGCGAGCATAATCAAGTTTCGCTTTGAACACGCCAGACGGTGGTTCGTCGCTCTGGGTCGACAGCGTGATGACAAAGCCTTCTGGCCTCGACACCAAGCCGCCGGTGGCTTCCCTAAGCATAGCATCCGCGTTCGCTCGCTTGCCAAAAACCCAGAGCTCGTCGATCAGGATTCGGCCAGCCTTCTTGCCGGAGACCGTGTCTGTGTCAGCAGCAACGACCTTGAGGGCGGCATCTGTGCCCAGATGCTTGATCGTCCGTACGTGGTCCTGCACCACTAGCATGCCGCCTTCGTCGGCGTTCGCATCAAGCTCCGGATCCGCCCTGACCATCGCAGCGGCCGGCTTGTAGCTGTTTGCCGCGACTTCGATCGTTGGCGCCAGGATCAAAAGCTCTTCGTTGTGCCTCCAGTTGATGATAAGCGCCGTCAACATGATGGCCGCTGCGATCGTCGACTTCGTGTTCTTCTTGCTGATGAGCAGGAAAAACTCGGTGATGAGCTGCCGGCCAGTCTCGGCATCGTAGGCGCCGAAGATAGCTGCCACAAAATCGAATACCCACTGGTCGCTGACTTCGCCAAAGGTTGGTTGCCCCGGCAGGTCTGTGACCTTCAGCGCCTTGAACACGCTGAGCGCATAGTCAGCCTCGCTCGGAAAGAGCGGGCAAAAGGCGATGAGCGACCGCTGCGAGACAATGCGCTTCTCCCAATCCGGGCAAGCCGTCGTCCATTGCAGCGTCACTTGTTATCGACCACCAGCTTCAGCGGCCCGGGGCGCTGGGCGAACTTGCCGCCACCTGTTGCCGTGGCAGCCGCTGCATCTTTCCGAGCGGCCTTCTTGCCTGCCGGCGCTGAGGCCTCGTTGAACGTCTTCAGAGTGGCGCTGATGTCCTTCAGCGTTTTCGCCCGCTCGCCGAGGGAGATGGCCTTCAGCAGAGCCTGGCGTCGGCGGCTGTCACTTTCCTCGGCGCAGATCATGTCCTCAAGCTCACCGTGCAGCGAGGTGACTGCGTCCAGCTCGTCCATCATCCGGCCGGCCAGCGTCTTTCCCTTCTCCGAAAGGTCCGGCGTGGTTTCCAACGGCTTGCTCAGGCGCTCCACCGGCTCGCGTCGATCGAGATGCTTCGGCTGAGCCGTCCGGATCCACTTCGCTTCCTTTGCCTTCTTGTTGATGGCGGTGTGCGAAACCCCATACCAGCGGCCAATATCGCGAACGCTCATTGCGCCGGCACGGAAATCCTTTTCGATGCCTTGCCAGTCGATCGGCTTGTTTTCTTTGGGCATGGTTTCCACTCAGGTTTCCGGCTGGTAACTCTCAAACAAGAAAAATCTGCGCATGTGGGGGACGCGGGTCCGGCGGCCGAACCGGTTTCCAGGTCGACCTACCCCCCCCTGATGGGTCAGGATGTTGCCTTTTTGTCACACCTCGGAAGGTGGGGCGCTTCCGGCCTGACGTGCGTCTCCGGTCGTGAGGGGTGACGTCTCCATCCTGAAGGCAAGGCCGATGATGGTCATGGTCAAGGTTGAGCGGTCCCGTCCATCCTGTCCAACTTGCGCACTCGTCACACCGGGATGCGCTTGCCGTCGAGGGTCACAAGCATGCGTCCGTCCTCATAGTGGGTGACGACAAAGCGCGCTTCGCTGGGCTTCGGAATTGCCAAGATCTACACTATCACCTGCGCCCTGCGCTCCTCAGCCTGGATGAGGCTGTCGTGGATGCGCTTGGTCACGGTCTCGATGTTGTTGATGTCCCAGAAGAGGGCCGGTCACCGTGGTGCGGGATCCGGTGGTTGGCTACAGGTGCGTTCGGGTCGTTGCCCTTGCCCGCGCAGATCTCGCCGGATCTCTTGCAGAAGTAGTGATCCCGCTCGAATGCTTGGCGCCTCAGACGCTCCCATCGGTCAGTCTTGTACCAGGCGCGCCAAGGCTGGATCTTGCTGCGATACAAGTCTCTTGCCCCCTCGCCTTTTGAACGGCCTACCAGCGGCTTGATAGTGCCCACGAGAGGTTTGATCGCTCGGAGCTTTGTCATGGCTTTCTCTTGGCTTCAGCGCCACAGGTGGCTGTGCGTTGGATGTTGCTTGCGTTCACGTGAAAGACACGACAGCTTCCGCCGGTAACTCGGGAGGAATTAGATGCAGAAACATATCGGGCCACTGATCATTGGTGCATCGATCGTCTTGGCGACCTGCATCTACTTGTACTTCAGCCCGTTTCAGCAGTGCGTCCGCTCAGGTTTCCCAGAAATCAGTTGCATGAGACGGTGACAGTTGCGTTCATACTCATGCCGTGCGTTCTTCAGGACTGGCATGGGTGAACCTTGGGAGGGTGGGAATGGCTTTATTAGCGCGACTTGGACGACCAACGATAGCGCAATCAAGATCAACGTCAGTCACATCGCTGGCGTGACCGTTATCAATAATGAGACGGTCATTCATATGGACTTTACGAACCACAACGGCTGGCCCTTCGCTTACCATGTCCGTGAGACATTCAGCGACATCACCGGACGGATCCAAACCGTTCTGACTTTCGGTCCAAAATGAACCGAGGCCTATCTCTTCTTCGGCTGCGTCTTGTCTACGATTGCGCCTATGTCGTACCACTCGTGGGATGCGCATGATGCCAGTGAAGCTGCTACCAGCGCAGAGGCAAGGATGATGAATCCGATCTTGCGCATCACGCTCTCCTAGAACGAGACCCGCCACGGCGAGGTGACGGGCTGGAGACGGCTTCCACGTCTCTCCGGGTATAGCGCTCCCGGTGCTTCTGTGTGCCATTGCTGGCGATTGGGTAGGGAAGGTAAAGCTTGTGTTTGAGCAGATCCGCGGTTTAAACGTGCAGATACTTCTTTAGATACTGGAATAGCATGCGGTACAGACAGATTCGGCATCCAGCTGAGGCCACGCCAGCTCATATCGTTGTCATGGTCGCTCCAGATGGAACTGCAAAGATACGAGGTAATGACGCAGGCCAGCTTTCCAGTCCCTGGTACTCCATCCGAGAAGCCTTGTCGGTTGCGCTGACCATGGCATCGTTCGAAGGTGACCATCGCGATATCATGATCTATCTGGAAAATGGCGCGGTCTGGGACCCAAAGCACGGGAAACTGGTACCATAGCATGGTGCAACAGAGGTCATCAGTGAAACTCATGGCCACCTGACTAGCGAACCTTTGCACCGCTGCGTGGTTCTTGGGCCATGAAAGCAGGCATTAACCGGTTCAAAGCAGTGCAGGAGGAAGACGGCTCTTGGAGCGTCATCGACTGTGGTTCGGGAATGGCTGTTCTCCTGTCGGGAGAACCAATGGTTTTGCTGCAGGAGCGCTTCGCGACTGCGTTAGCTAGCTTCCTTAATCTGGAAGATCAAATGGGCGGGAAAATTACCCTTCAGTAGATCCACCTCGGACAGCTAACCCACGGGTAACCATCCCGAGGGTTTTTCACTGCTGGCCAATGCATGGGCGCTATGTTGCTTTCAGCATGATGCGAGTTGGGTACAGGAATGAGCTTCGTCCTACAGGAGCACCAGCAGCGGGTTTCCAGAGCAGTTGAAAGTTACCGATCTGAGATCATCGAGATCGAAGGCCACCTGCGCTTGCGGGCCATGGCGAACAACTGCACCAACGCCGAGCTTCTCCTTCTGCATCGGCTGAAAGAGGAAAAGGCTGCAATCCTGAACCGCTACACCAACCTCAACGAAGCCTTCAAAGCCGTCCTAGGAAGTCCCAGCATAGCGGCTGAATAACTTCCCCGTGCCTCGTAGCCAGCAACTGAAACTAGACGACCTCGACTACGATCGGTAGATCCACCTTCATAGCCGGTCCCTGACCCGCAACGGCAACTGCGAGGAAACTACATGGATGCAAATGAAATCCGCCCACGATTAAACTCGATTTTTGCTGAGATCCTAGGCGCCGCTCCTGAACGGATAAGCGACGCTACTATCATAGATGACCTTGCCGCCGACTCTCTCGAGTTCACTCAGGCGGTTATGGAAGTTGAGGCCGTCTTCGACATTGAAATTTCGGATAAGCACATTGATGCGTTGATGACCGTAGGCGACCTTGTTGCGCTCATAGAGGCCACATCGCGAGACGAACGTCCGGGATCGAGCTGAGGGGGGCTCTCTGCCGCCCACAGATGTCCGGCGGACGGGAAGAAAAACCCCGCCATTACTGACGGGGCTGTAGGGGCTGGACCGAGCCGGTTCGGTTAGCGAATGAATAATTTGAAGACAGACGGCGCGTAATAGTAGCCGTCGCTGTGGCGGCGATAGCCTCTGCGGTATTCGCGATAGCCACGGTGACCATTCCAGTATCCGCGGCGATCACGCCGGTTCTCCGCGCGGTATCTATCCCGACGATCATACCGGCCGTTGTAGCGGCGATCACGAGGGACGTAGCGGCGCTCATCTCGGTACTGAGCGAGCTCAACGCTCGACGTGATCTGTGCAGGCTGAGTTGCAATCGGAGCGGCTGTTGCAGTTCCGAAGCCTGAGGCCATCATGACGACCGCGACGACAGCAGCGCCGATGCGCGAGATAATTCTATTCATGTTCACGCCTTTCAACTGGTGAGGCGGTGACCATGCTCCGGTGCGTATGAACGCATTGTGAATTTCTCAGTTCCGAATCTGCGGGCCCCTGTACCAGCCCCTATGTATCCCTCGGCAGAAACAGAAAAGCCGCCTCGGGGGCGGCTGATTTAGTGACTGCTTCGCGCAAATCGCCACCTTATTCACTACATACCGGGGAAGGGTTCCCTTGACAACACCACCGGTGGTCATTTCGCTGGTGTTTTTCGCTTCTGAAGACCCCAATGCACAGCCAAATCGTCCAGCGCGTTCCTGAGGTAGTCAGCGAGGGTGTAGCGCTCCCGTTTGGTTGACCCCAGTTCAGCGATCGTCCGGCCCTCGCCGGCCACCTTGCAGACGATATCGTACGGCCGCGGCCCCAGAACTTCCTGACACTTTTTGAGCGCCTTGCCCGCGTCGATCTGTCTGTCGCTGATCGGCTCGCGCGCACCGCCGCCGTCCACTGGTTCGCGGGTATAGTCGAACGATCCGGCCCCTGCCCCACCGAGCGATTCCCAGATGCGCCGAAACTCATTCGCAGCCTGGAGCTGGTGCGTCTCAAGATGGCCCTTCGCAAACATCATCGCGATAGGGCTTTCCCGGAGATTGAACGCCGCGCTGACCGTCGCCGGGTTACCGGATGCGCCGGCGTGAGCCTTGCTGTAATGCGGGTTGTCGATCTCGATGATCTTCATCTCCGAGTGCTGGTTGCCCAGCCCGACGAACTCCAGATCGCTGTTTGCCACCTCGAGGCCCTTGAAGGACCGAACGGCCCGCTTCTTCGTCTTCTTGTTGACTACCGCCATTGTCGTTCCCTCGCCTATACCCGTTCAACCTGGACTGTCCGGCCGCCGCCGAGAAACAGTTTCTCCGCCTTGGCCCGCCGCACGTCCTTCAAGCTGATCACGCCCGCGTCGAACTTCTCTCCGCGGATCGGCCGGCCGTTCATGAACGCCACCATGTGCCGCAAGCACTCCTCTGCGGCCGCGCCGCGCGTGTCGAAGACCTTGGGGCGATCCTGCTCTTCCATCACTGGCGCCGGGTGAGCATCGCGGCAGACACGGATCATTGCCCAGTAGCGGCCGCCTGGCAGGCGGTGCGGGTATGCGCTGTACCTGTTTGTCATTCGATCCAACCTTTCCGGAAAGCTACGCCGACCAAGCCCGCCGCGTTCCCGGTGTTCAGGGCGTGGATCGCGTGGGAGATGTCTCGGTTGAGCGTGTGCACCGACATGCTCAAGTCGGCAGCCACGACCTTGGCAGGCTTGCCAGTGGAGAGGCCATCAATGGCCAGAAGCTGGCGCCTTGTCAGGCCAACGATTTCGGTCTCGGTGGGCAGGGCAATCATCTGAAGCTCCTTTCTGCTCTCGCCAACTCTTGGGCGATGTACTGTTCTCGGGTTTGCTGGGTCTTGAGGTGGGCGAGCCCGTTCGCCTTCGGCGGCAGCTTATCCGGCGGTCGAGCTGGCTGGTCTTTCCAGCGGTCGTCGGAAAGCCACCTGACGGGCGAGCACCACTGCCGATCGTCAGTCTTGGCGGCATAGGCTCGAACGCCAGCCATGATCTCGCTGATGCTGGCGCGCTTGACGGCTTGGGAGAAGGCTTTCTCAGCCGAAGGCCTGCCGGTCTTGTTCGGGTAAGCTTCCCAGAATTCTTCGAAAGGAAGATCGACTTCAGGCGCACGCGCGTCTTCCGAACGATCTGTATCTGTCTCTGTATCTGTTGTTGCAGATGCGTTCGCTTGCGTTCGTTTGCGTTCGCGCCATTCTTTCGCGCGTTCGGCAGCACCGTCCTCTCGCTTCGGCTGGCGCTTTTCCCAGCTGGAGAAACGGCCGTCGGAGATCATCCCCTTAGCGGCCATTGCAGCGACGATCGCCTCGACCTGCTCCGGCTCGCAGCCATAGAAGTAGGCCAGCCCTTCAGCATCATAGCCCCTGATCGAGCCGCGGTCGGATGACTGTGAAGCGCGATCCATAAGAGCCCAGGCGACCGCAACGGCGATCCCAGGCGCAACACCCGCGCGCCGGGCAATACCCAGCCACTTCGGGTCGGTCGGCGCGCCGTGCCAAGAGCGGAACCAGTCGTTCATCTCCACACCTCGACATCAATGTTGTAGGCTGCCTTGATGATCTTCTGGACCCGGCGGAAGTCTCGGGTCACCACCCCCTTGACGTCGATCACACGCAGGCGCCCGTCCTGCTCATTGTCGATGAAGGCGAAGTCGGCCCGATACGTGCCGATGATCTCGCCGTTGACGATCAGCTCGAACTTCCGCTGGCGCTCGAACCCAAAGATCTTGCCGGCGCGCTCTATGAGCTTGAGGTCGCAGTAGACCTCAGCCTCGCGCTTGCTGTCGAACGTGATGCCATCGACGACAGTCTTCTTGGCGCCGTACTTGTTGCCGCGCTTCGGCTTTGCAATTTCTGCCTGGTACTGTTCCCGGGTGAGGATCTCGCTCATGCGCCCGCCCTCGCCCGTATCTCGCCCAGTTCCGAGCGGATACGCTCGTTGGCAACCTTCTTCTCGAGAAGACGCTGCGCTGCGTGCTTCAAGGCTGCTGCCTGGGCGCGGTTCGTCAATCGCTCTGCCGTGCGGAGCTTGTCGATCACCTTCTCGACGACGGCCTCTGTGGTGCCGAAGTGGGCGGCGATCTCGATGTAGCCGAGCTGATGGTCGCGGAAGAGCTGGAGCGCGTTCATGCCGCCACCTTGTGGCGTGGAACCATTGCCCTCACGGTCGGTTCATCGCAACCATGGATAAACATTGTTGGAAACACCCCGTGAGCCTTGAGATGTACGGCCACGGCAACTACCGCGTGGTCAGTAGCGCTAAAGATGCTGTCCGTGTTCTGTGTGAAGAGTGGCCTGTGGAAGGAGACGCCCGTGAGAGGGCGCTCGATCTGTGCTTTGCTGCTATTCGCGCAGACGCAGACACCGAGGCCTCCCGCGATGCCTTCTTGTCTGCCGCCAATGAAGCTCGCATCAAGATCGTGAACTGAGGCTCTCATGCCGCCACCTCGCGCTTCTTCAGCGCCTTCATGTACGCACCCTTCACCTCCTCGAACCGAGCGATGTCGTATTCCTTGCTGGTGATCTCGTGATCAGGGCGCGGCTTCTTGGCGCCCTTGCCATGGTCGTCGAGCCAGGTCATGGCACTGGCGATGCGACGGCCGAGCCAAGCGATCATCTCCGAGGGATCTGTCATGCCAAAATCTCCCCTTGACTAGGTAGGGCCATTCCTAGTTTTAGCGCTATAAAAGGAGCCGACCCGTGATCCTCCATCTCACCCCGACTGCCGAAGATCCCGTCCTTGCTATTCATCAGAGCCTTGCAGATGCCCGCTCCTTTGCGTCTGGCTGGGCTGATCGAAGCGGTGCAAACCGGATTGCCGACCGCATCGTCTCCGCCCTTCGCGATTCCAAGTGCATCTACGCCCGCACCGACCGCTTTAAGACGAAGCTGGCTATGGAAGAGTTCGCCCTGTGAGTGGGGAAGAACTGGAGCGACGTGCGTCAGCTCTATACGGCGCAGAATGGCAGTCGCGACTTGCCCGCCGCATCTGCGTCGACCCCAGAACCGTGCGTCGCTGGAAAGCTGGCGATCGAGAGATCCCAGGCTGGGCACAGTGGGCGATAGGTGTTCTTGAACGTCACGAGGATGAGCGCTGATCATTCCGCTGCCTCCAATGTTGCAGCCTGCCCCGCCGCGAAAGTGATCGAGATGAGCAGGTTGGGAGGATGAGCTACCGCAGGCCATGGACCGGCATACCGTCGGGCATCTCGCTCCTCGTCCCATGGGTCTACGCCATCGAGGGCATAATAGGCGCCGTTCTTCTGAACGTAGAGAGCAGCGATCATCGCCTCAATCCTCCATTATCCATTCGGCCCGATCGGCCCACTTATTGGCGCGCTTGCGCCACTTCTTGGCGAGCTGTGACCTCATCGAACGCGGCAAGTTTTTCATCCAACGCAGCCAGACGGGCACGGAGTTCGTTCTGCTCGAGGCGGGCTTGCTGCCGTTCTGCTTCTCGTAGGGCATCCATTTCCTCGCTATCGATGCGCCTTGCCGTACCCTCGTAGATCGAGCGGGCCCGGCGGGCTGTGAACTGCTTGCTGACGCGCGGCGCAATGAATCGCACGGCCTCGTAAAAGACGTTGTCGAGCTTGCCGTACCGCTGGAGCGGCCAGGCATCTCGGAATGATCGCTGCGCGTCGAAAACTGCCGCCATGGCCTTCTTCCTGCTGGTCAAAAACTCCTTGGGACGAGATCCCAAATTCTTGCTGTGACTTCCCAACACCTTGTCGTTCTCCTGTGCGATCTGTTGGCTCGTTCCAAGGAGACTTCAGATGCGCAGGACCGATGTTAATGACGGCAGAGAAGAAAACCTTGCAGGGTCTTCATCCTCTGCCGTCGGACCAGACCGACGCCTGGATGCCGTAATTCCATTCTCTCGCAGAGCTGCGATCGCCGCCGCTTCCGGTTCTGCTGGAGCTACCGAGACCTCCTCGGCAGCTCCCTCGTTCATTCCCGTTGGAATCGCCGTCGCTGCAGTTGTTCTGCGTCTGCGGGGTGGCTTTCCAAGAATTCAGGCGCTCCGGATCGCTGAGGAGGAGCAGGAGAGCGATCCGGAGCTTTGACGGACCCGTGGGGAGGCCAGGCCGTCAATTTATGCGCGCGATCACCTTGTCGACCTGCGCGTCTTCATCGATGCGGACCAGCATCAGGCCGCTGGCCATCGAGTTGATGACCGCTGCGATGCAAATGATGATCCCGGTGAGGATGATGGTGGTGATCATGCTGGCCTCTTTGGACGTGGGATTTGCTTGCGGACGAGAGCGACGCCGCGTTCGATTGCCCGTTGAGCAACTGCATCGATCGATGATGCGGAGAGGATCCTGGTCATGCCGCCACCCCTTCCCGCATAGCGACCGTGCATCGATGGCAATGGGTGCTCCCATGACCAGCGCACAACTCGCGGTTCAAGTAGTGGGGACGAAGGGTGAAGGTGACCGGGCAGGGTTCACTGACGAGCTCCGGCCCGGCCTGATGTGTTACGGCGTGCTGATCGGGATCTACATGGCTTCCTCCTGCGAGGGGTTGATCGGTGGTGGCTTGCTCCGATTCAGCGTGCTTGTGTTCCGACGTTTCGTCGGACCGGCCCGAAGAAGGCTGGAACGCCTCCTCCGTTTTGACGCCGCCATCATCAGAGCTTGGTATGCCCGGTTCGCCACCGGAAACCGCGAGAGGTGCGGGCCGGCTAAAGTCTTCCGCCGTTTCCGGCTGAATGGATGCAGCGATTTCTTCGACAAAGCTCGCTGCGGGCTCTGGCCTCACGGTTTTCTCACCATGCGAAGCTGGGGTGTTATCGTCGACGAACTCGCCGGAGATCGGGTCAAATTCCTCAATGTTTTCTCGTACGTGTACATGCACGAGGTTGGAGCCGTGGACGGCATCCCAGTAGGTGTCGAACACGAGGTCATCTTCCTCGCGCTTGTGCTCGTCGACCTTGCGCTTAGAGACGACCTTCTTAATCGCCTTCACGTCGAAGCCCTTCGCACGTGCTTCCTTGTAGATCTCAGACTTGTCGGCGTTGAGGTCGGAGATCTCGGACTCGAGCCGCTCCACTCTCTGAACAATCGACTTCAGCTGATCGCGGGCGAGGATCTCGGCGCTCATGACGCCACCGCCTGTTCGGGCAGGGGCGCGCGCTGATGAGCAAGCCAATCGACGGTAACGCCGTTGATCTTGCGGGCTCTGCTAGCTGCAACAACCCCCTGCCAATGCTCCGGGGCGATGCTCCCGCGCGTCCGCATTTTCCGCGCAGCTTCGTATCCGCAGCCAACGTCTGCCGCTAATTCGGTGATCGTGGGCCACTTATCAATGAGGGCCGAAATGGAGAGAGGGGCGTTGCTCATGTTGGATATCGTACAAAAGGTACGAGATGAGCACAAGCCTAAATCGTACACATTGCACGATGTTTTTAAGCAATAATGTACGAATGGAAATGCCAAAAGATAGATTGAAGCGGGCGCGGGCTGCGGCCGGGTATGAAAGCCCGACGGATGCTGCGAACGCGTTCCCGCGCGATGTTAATAAGAACACGCTGATCAGCCATGAGAATGGCAACCGGCCGATATCCCGGAAAGCTGCTGAGAAATATGGCGAGCTTTTTGGCACCAAGGCCGGGTGGATTCTGTTTGGAGATGGCGACGAGGCCAGCGGTGAGCCTGCAATCAGCGAAGTATCCCTTGCGAGGTCAGGCTTAACCGTCGGCAGGGTAGCCGGAACTCTCGAAGCAGGCGCATTCCGAGAGGTCGATGAATTTGACCAGTCCGAGCCAGTCGAGATCGTCCTGCCCCGCGACGAGAAATTCCCAAACGCCAGGCAGCTTGTCTTCGACGTGGCCGGCGACAGCATGAACGATCTCCGCCCGCGCCCGATCTTCTCCGGCGACCGGCTGGTGTGCCTTGCCTATGAGGATGTGGGCCATGAGGTCGAGCTGCGTTCGGGAATGGTGGTGGTCGTCCAGCGTGAACGCGACGGCGGGCACTTCCGCGAGTGGTCGGTGAAGCAGCTCGAGTTGTTTCCAGATCGGGCGGAGTTTCATCCTCGATCGACAAACCCGAAGCACAAGCCGATTATTGTAAAGCCCGACCCGGATGCCGACGACGGCGTTACCGTCCAAGTCATCGCGCTTGTCAGACGCGTCATGAACGAGATGCCAGGGTTCTGACGGTCTAGTTTTCTTCGATATCTATAACGTCATGGACGTGGGTAACTGCGTAAGCCACAGGCTTGCCGCGAACCTTTTTCGTGTGCACGTCGACGATGAAGCCTTTCTTGTAGACGTTCTCGTCGGCTTCTCGAATTTCGTGCTTAAGCTTTTGCTCGGCCAAATCCGACCCATAGGTAAGGCTGATCGACTTATCGGAAATTTCCTCGATAAGGACTTTTTCGCCGGAAGGTTTGCCTAGTGACGCGGAGTGAACGTCGCTGCGAGTAAATACCATAAGAACGCGCTCGTGCGGCTCCTGCGCAGGCTTTTCCAATTCATGCTGGCTGGAGTGCACCCCGTTTCACCGGACAGGTCGGCTAATTTGATTTAGCCCTGATGAACTGCCGAGGGGAAGCCATCTTGAGCGCGGAATGGGGATGGATTTCGTTATAGTCCTCGATCCATCCGTCGA